CTCTTGCAGTTGTGCCGAGAATTACCATAGCACCATCTCCGCCGGTGCCACCGCTTAATGCGAGAACAGTCCCTCTTGCTAGTTCTCCTTGGCCGGCTCTGATTTTTACGGTTTTGACATCAACAGGATGTCTGCCATCGTAAATAAGGCCGTCATATTCCATGGTGCCTAGGGTTTCATTAAGCATTCTTTTGGTCATTTTTTTCATCTCCCTTCTTGTTTTTGCCTACAATCATGGCCACGGCGGCCGCTTCTGCTGCTTTTTCATCCTCTGCGGTTCCCCCAAGGTTTGTAGGGTTGCCGGCGTTAGGATTGGCTCCTACATCAGCTGCACCGGAGTTGTCGTGGTCTTGCTGTAGGTTTTGTAAAAACTGTTTTCCAAGGCTCGCCTGTTGCTGCAGTGCCTTGAAGGCCAGCTCCTCGGCTGTGCATGGCTTTTCCCCATACTTGGCGTCTGCCACGATTTTGTCGTCCCCTATAGCTGCCTGAATATCCTCGATGGCCTTGAGACGAGTTCTTTCTTCGGTGATGCCCGCTTTTCTGCCTTCTTCTCTTGCTGTGTCTTCTATCTGTTTCACCAGCTCTGGGCAGGCCTGTTTAAGTTCTTCCACGGTTTTAAACATCTTCTTTTTACCTCCTTCGGTATTATTTTTATTTACTGCCTGCGGGTTGGCCGAGGCGGTAATGCGGCTACTTACCGGTATATAGTCCGGGATGTTCCTATATCCTCTTATGTTTTGTTTTACTCCATTCACCATAAGGACTTGCCTGTCGGCTGACATGACCATTTGAGGCTCGTCTTCATACAAGATTTCGTCAGCAAAGCCCTTTTCTACGGCTTCTCTGCCTGTCATCCATGTTTCCTTGTGCATCATACTTCTGATGGCATCTACTTCGAGCTTGGTCTTTACTGCGTAGGTTTCTGCTGCAGATTGAGCAGCTGCATCCAGCATTTTAATGACTTCTTTTAGGGCCTTGACGTTGTAAACGTCCCACAAATACACGGTCGGATCGTGTATCATTATCAAGCTTCCTGCTGGTATCTTGATTGTGTCTCCGGCCATGGCTATAAGGGACGCTGCACTTGCTGCTATTCCGTCTATGATGACAGTCTTTTCACCCTGTAGTCCTTTCAGCTGTGTATAGATAGCCATTCCTGTATAAAGGTCGCCACCTACGCTATTAATCCTTATCGTGATTTTGCTTTTGTCTTTAACTAATGCTAGGTCTTCTAGAAACTCCTCTGGACATATAAAGAGTCCCGGTTCTGGTTCGCCTGTCCACCAGTCTATAGGTCTGCGGGATAATATCTCGCCATAAAGAGTTATTTCCGCTTCGTTTTCATTTACTGTTGCCATATTCCAAAACTTTGGTGCATTTGCGACTGGTGCCAGTGCTGCTCCGTTGATAATTCGGAGCCTTTTATGAATGTTTTCCATCATTATCACCTTCCTTTATCGCTTGATTTACTACGCTGCGTATTATCTCGGAGGTCTTCAGCTGCGTCTGTCCTCCAATTGCAGCTTGATTATTAGGCGACGCTTCTGAGAGCCGCTGGTTCTCTCTGGCCAGCTCCTCTATATTTGAGTCCCAGTGTCCTCCGTTGAGCTTTACCGTTGCCTGCTCTCTGGTGGTTATGCCTTCTCCTATTGCCAGTATTTCGGCCGTTATTTCCTTCACAGGGTCCAGTTGTCCTTGAGATGGGCCTATCCATTCGGATCCTAACCACGCAGATCGGCGTATTGGATCTGTGAAAAATCCCGGGGCCGATATCCTTCCTTTGGCCACCGCCTCTGATAGCCAGATTTCATATACTGGCCTACAAAAATCAGAGGTAAACCACTCACGTCTCATTTTAAAAGCCTTCCATGCTTCCAATAGGGCGGCACGGCTTGCACTGTAGCTGGCATCAAAAGCTTTAAGCAGTAAGTCGGCCGGCACTTCGAGGGCAGCTCCCACCTGCTCGCATATCGCTCTCATAAAAGCATCAAATCCATTTGTGGGCCGTTTCGGGTCTGCAAAGGTTACATCTTCTCCGGGGTTCATGACATTAACGACTCCCGGCCCCATCTCATACTCGTTGGGGTCATGGCTTATTTGGTCCTGTGGAGTGGTCTCATTAAAAGGGACGTCGTTTGGATTTGCTTCTGTTTTAATAAATGCAGTGAAGAAGCTCTCCACTAATGCTGCCATCAGTTCGCTTTCGGTGTATCTCCTCATTTGTAGGAGGGGCTCTATAACCTGTGCGAGATAGCTCACGCCTCTGTATTGCTCTGGCCGCTCGCTATCCATTATCTGCAGGATGTTCGGGAGACCTGTTTGTTCTCCGTAGGCCTCAACTCTGGTCCATTTAATATCTGCAGGATTTATTATGCTGTCCGGGTATCGGTTACTGATGTAATAAGCCACTATCGCCCCGTTGTCGTCTATCTCCACGCCATCAAATATACGGTTGCCGTTTTTAGCCTTCCCTTCCGTGAGATTGGCCAGCGGCTGCAGCATATCGGCTGGTGTGCTTACTCTGTCTGCTTCGATGATGTGGAGCCTTAAACCGTAAGGGTATAGCGGCGTCTCTGGATACCGCTTTATAATGACAAAAGCATCGCCGCTCATTAGCCATGACATCATGGCCAGTTGCTGCATTGCATAAAAATCATTTATTCCTGTAGCGTCGCACGCCTGCTTTTTGCTTGCCCAGAGTTCAAACTCTGCCTCGACTCGCTTCTCCCAAGCCTCGGCCTGTTCTTGGGTTAGGCCCAGTATCTGTCTGTTTATCCTGCTCTTGAGTTTAAGGCCACACCCTATGACATTGGTTCTATTGGTCCGGATGGCAGATGTGGCAATCGGAGCAGCCATATAAAGCATTCTGGCCCGCTGCCTTAATGTGCTATTATGTTGGTCTATATCCTCCGTTGGGCTTCCGGACTCTGCAGTAAAACCTTTCAGGGCTTTTTTCTTCCAGCTGGCCCCAGCGTCGCCATAGCCTTTGTTTAGGACTCTTGTTCCGTGTCCAGTAGGAGCTCTATATCTGCGGTTCATATTTTTGCTGTTTTCGATGGTTTTCACCTCCTCGCTTTTGGAGCAAAGCAGGGAAAGGAGGAAAACCTGCCCTGCCTTTTATATGTTATAGCCCTATGGCTTATAACCTTTACCAATCCCTCGGCACGACACCGACTGCCCTTCTGGGCTTAATCCCTTGGAGGGCAGCCTCTAGTTGTTCTATCTCGTCCTCGAGGGCCTTTATCTTATCCTGAATATCCTTTAGTGCTGTATCATAACGGGTTAAATTCCTTGAGCCTATTGCATAGCTTTTCACACCATCTTGGCTTAACATTTCAGCTTCCCGGTCGTAGTAGAGTTGAAGTCGTTTTTTCTTTCGCTCGATTTGCTCTTTAATTTTTGCCCTGTTCACCTTCCCACCTCCTACCAGTCATCATAATAATTCGACCGCATCCTCTTGGGTTTAGCCGGCTTCCGGGTTAGTTGTGGCTTTTCCTGAATGCCGGCCAGCCTCTTTTCTACTGCCTCCAAGTCAGGGTTAAGGATCCTGAATGCTGCCATAGCATAGTTCCGGCAGTCCAGTGCCTCATTTCTGTTGTGGCCGGGTATCTTCTCCCACATCCAGCGATCTCTACCTCGTGACCTTTTTAGGACTAGCCGCTCTGAAAGAAGGCCATTAAAAAACAGGGCATCATATCCCCTGTCTTCACCCCTCGGGAAATGGCAGTATTTTGGTCCGGGCTCTTGGACCTTTAGCGATGACATTATGAGTGATTTGCCGGCGTCTACTCCTATGGTGTATAGCCAGCATGTAATTCTCTTGTTTTGTCTTATTGGCACCTTGGTTGGCGGTGCTACGTATGGCACTCCATCGCCACCTCTACCCTTTATAGCAAATACCCGCTTATGCTGTCTTGCACGGCAGGCCTCATATACCTCTTGGGTGTAATGACCTCCGGAGTCTACGCAGGTCATGGATATTTTTAAACCTTTGCCGTCTTTAAACCGGTATGTCCTGTCTATGACATCGTCAAGACGTTCCCACACTTCCGGGTTGTCCGGCCGGCCCATTATAAAGCCTTTTTTAATTCCCCATGTCTCTCCATAATGGCCATGACCTACCACTTCATACTCGATACGGTTGTCTTGTGTGTCTACTCCGCAGGTGAGCACCAGCACTCCATCTGGTAGCTCGGCCGGGTATTCTTCCCTGCGTGCTAGGAAGCTGTCTTCATCTTCGAGGTCTCCTCTGTCTTCCCACAGCTCCCCAAGGATTG